CCCCTGACCGTATGGCATTAAAAATTTTTAATGTCAAAAAATTGACAATTCCAAAAAAATAATCGTCAAAAATTTGACACCTGTCAAAAAAATGACTATACCAGGATTGATATAGTCAAAAATTTGACAATGCAGCATAACGTAAAATTTATTCAATTTTATTTAAATTCATTATAATATTATTTTTATTTCTTATTTTGATATTTAAATTTCTAATTGCATTAATTGCATTATTATAATGTTTATTGCATAGTTCTAATTCTGTTTTTAAATCTAAATTTTTATTCTTTAAATCCTCTATTTCATTTAATAAATTATTTATTCTATTATCTTTTATATTCAAATTATAATCTTTTAATAGTATATCTTTTTTTAAATCATAATTTTTATTTTTTAAATTAATATATTCTATTTCATGTTTTATTTCTTTATATTCCATTTTTACATTCTCCAATTAAATAATTACTAATTTTTATTAAATCAAATAATTCTTTTTTATTAATTTCTAAATCTGTATTATTTAAAATTGTAATTTCTTTATTTATTACAATTAATAAAAGTTTTATTTCATATTCTTTTAATTTTAATTTTAGTATTTTATCAAATTTCATTTTTTAAAATCTCCTATTATTTAGCTATTTCTATTATAGTTTTAATATCATTATGTTTATAACATTTTAAGCAATCAATGCATTTTTGAAAACAATTAACATTATTATTTTTATTAAAATCATTTTTATAAATATCATATTGTTTTTTGATATTACTTTTAAAGTTTTTATCAATATCTTTTTTATCTATAAACATAGTATATTTATTAAAATAATCTTTATATGATAATTTAATAATATTGTTAAATGTTTTATCAAAATATTTTGGAGGTTTATTCATAGGTTTATCTAATTTAGAATTAGAATAAATTAATATTAAATTTTCAGGTTTTACGTTGTTATCAAAATACTTTTTTATTAAATCATTGCGTTTTGTCCATAATGCAAAAGTACAATGTTTATTTTTGTTAACAATATTAATTAAGTTTATTAAATGTATTTCATTAATTAATTCTCCGTGTGAATTAAAACGAAAATATATATTATAAATGATAGGTAAAAAATCTATATCTATAATATTAGTACTTAATAAATTACTATTATTTTGTAATAAAGGTATCATATTTTTTCTAAAATCTAATCCTTTAAAAGAATAACATTTAAAACATATACTATTTTTATTTTTGTGTTGAGTAATACAATAATTATTAGTTTTTGTATTAGTTGAAATATTATCTATTTTTTCTAATTTAAAAGCACCCTTGGATATATGAAGTTTAGGTATCATTTTTTTACTTGTCCTTTTTTGTTTCATTTAAAAATAATAAACTAGATAATACTAGTATAACAGTATATAAACTTAAATTAATAGTAATATTATTATCGTATTTAAATAAATTAATTATTTCTATAGTAAATAATATTAAACTAATAATATATATTATATATAAATAAAATTCTTTTAAATCTCTAAATTTTAATTTTTTTAATGTATTCATTTTTTTTATTCTCCAATTTTAAATAGTTATTGTAAAAATTATGTAAATCAAATTTATTAATATATTCATTTAATATTTTATTTAAATCAATTATTTTATTTTCGTAATGTAAAAACATAAAATTAAAATTTTTATTTCTATTAAAGAAATTTTTATATTTATATTCTATATATTTTTTATTTACTAATATTTTTTTAAATTTATTTTTAATAAGATAATTAGTTTTTAAATTAAAATCTATTTCATTATATATTAAATTAGTAAATAATTTATTCATTTTATTAAATTCTATTAATTCATTTTCATTTAATAAATACATAATTTTTATAATCCTCTTATAATTTAAATTTCTATTACTTGGAATATACAATTTATTTTTATATATTCCAAGTTTAATTTATTTTATATTAAAATTAATATAATAAAAAATACTATTCCAATTAATAAATCCATAATTAAACTTTATTAGTATAATATTTTTTATATTTATTTTCGTTATTAAAAAATAATCTAGTAATATAAGTAATACCATTTTTAATCTTAATAAAAGTGTAATTATTAGTTCTTAATTTACCATTACGAAAATAATTATGAAAATATGATACTTTATTATTTCTATTAACTCTTATAAAATTTTCACCTGATTTTTTACCATTAGTCTCTATTAGAAAATATTTACCTTTATTTAAATTTTTTAGATATAATCTTTTACCATTTTTAATAATGTATTGATTATTAAATAAAGTATCATTTTTATATTTATATGGTTTATTACCTTTTATAAATTGTGTAATACAATATTTATATGTTTCATATTTATTTTTTAAATTTAACATTTTTTTAAATCTCCTATAATTAAGTTAAATTTTTGGTTTATAAAAAAGGTATATATAAAATTAATTATATATACCTTAATTATTCTTATATAAAAGTTATATCTCCAATTTTATCTCTTAAATATTTAGAAATATTATTTTCTTTTAATAACTTTTTTAATTCAATTTCATTTTTATTTAATCTTATTCTATATTCTAAATGATGATCTATTTCTATATTGTTATTGGTTTGTATTAATATATCAATATATAAATCAAATGTATTATTAAATTTAAATCTTATATCATTATATGTCTTAATACTTCTTACAATATTTTTTAAAGTATATTTTGTATTTTCATTGTTAAAAATATGATTTTTTAATGTTTCATTATAATTAATTAATATAGAATAATTAATTTTAAATTCGTTTATTAATATGGTTGTTAAAGTAGTTAATTTAGAGTTTTGTAGTTTAATGTTATAATTTAAAGTTTGTAACAATTTAATCTCCAATAAAAATAATTTAAATATAATTTATTAATAATTTAATTAAATTAATAAAGATATATTTATTTTAATATATTTTTATCTTTTATTATTTTGTGTTGCAAAAATGCAACAGTAGCTGCAGTGTCAAAAAATTGACAATCCTGGTAATAGTCAAAATATTGACATGACCATTTAATATTTTTTTATGCATCGCAATTATATCTAGATATATATTTTTAAAAATTATAATTTTATATTACGTTAAATAATTTAACTGATGGTAAAACAGTTATAAAAATCTAAATATATTAGCTATACCTTCAAATTTTAGTATTAATGTATAATTTTAGTCTATACTAAATTTTTACATTGTATTTTTGACCTTATAACTTACCGTAATTTTACAAGTGTTGCATATATGCAACAGTCACGGGGGGGTATATGGTACGTATGTACAGAGAGTGCAACAAATGGGATATTTTACTTGTTAACCACTTATAATACTGTTACATATAAACATAACAAGGGTAGGTGTTGCATTTATATCACACCTATAAAAACAAATATAATTTTTAGGGGTTGACAAGTTACTATAAAATGATTATAATTATATTAAACTATATAACATACTATCTAACGTATAATAAAAAAGATGTTAAATACATAAGAGATAATATATTATATAGGAAATCTGTAAATAATAAATAAAATAAACATTTTAACTTGACAAAAAAAAGAAAATCAGTAAAACTATATACACCAGAGAATATTCTTGGTGCTTTCTATAAAGCCATTGAGAATAACACCCTGCATGAACTTCACATACCACATAGTTCTGTATTTTATGCACGTGCTGCCATTGAAGCAAAGACAGGGAAACGGTATACATTAGCCCATGTAGAATCTGCAATGAAAGCAGAAGGCATGTTAAATGATACATAAGGAGTAAAACAATGGCTAGTAGAGCAGAAACTAAAAAGAAACAAATAGAGAAAAAAGCAAAAGCAGCAAATTTATCTGTTGCTGAATATAAAAAAGCAATGAAGGGTCAGGGTGATTCAGCATTAGCTAAAAGACAACGATCTAGAATATCTAAAGTAGAAACAGGTGCAAAAGTTGCAGCAGGTATTGGTACGATGTTTATACCAGGATTTGGCACTGTTGCATTAGGTGCAAAAGCATTGAAAGCATTTTCTGCTCCTATGAAACTATCTAAGGTCAAAAAGTTAGGTGGTAAGATTAGAAAAAACCCAACAAAAGCACAAATTAAAAATGCTAAGAATGTTAGTCCTGACAAGATAATTAAAAAAGCAGAAGAAAGTAAAATTAAAAAATTAGATTTAACAAAAGGTAAAACTACTGCAAAAACTAAACCTAAAGCTAAATTAAAAACAAGTAACGTAAAGACACCAACACCTAAACCTAAATCAAAACCTACTACAAAAGCAAAGACACCTGAAAAACAACCAAGTAGATTAGAAAAGATTGCAAGAACTACAACTCGTATTGGTGTTACAAAAGGTAGACGTACAGGTGAAGCCTTACGTAGTAAAACAGGTAGGCTATCAGGTATTAGCAAAAAAGATATTAGATTAGGTGAAAATATTAGAAGAGGTGCTGGTGTAGGTGCAGCTTCTGTAGCTTTAATGCTAGGTGCTAGAAAGAAACAAACAGAACGAAGTAGACTTGAAGCTGATGTTCCTTTACCAAAGCCAAAGCCAAAAACAAGTAATATAGCATTACCTAAACCTAAACCTAAAATGGCAGATGTTCCTAAGTCTAAGCCAAAACGTGATGTTCCTATTGCAACAAAAAAAAGAACACTTAAAAAGAAACCTAAGAATGTTCCTGTAGCAACTAAGAAAAGAAGAACAACAAAGTTAAACAGAGTAAATAGACTAACTGCAGACATTTCAGGTAAGTTTGGTGTAGGTGGTAAATCAAAAACAGGTTCAACACGTAATGACTATCTTATTGGATTTTCTGATGGTCAGGGTGGTAAAGGACCTAACTATGATAGAATCATGGGTATGTCATCATCTGAAATTAAAGACTTGGTTGCTAAGAGAAGAGAATTTTTCTCTAAAAAGAAATAGGAGTTTTTAATGGCAAAGAAAAAGAAAAAACAAGGTGTTACATTAATGATAGCCGTAGGAGTGCCAAAGTCTAAACCTAAAATGATGTATGGTGGAATAGCACAAGGTAAAAAACACATGTATAGTTTAGGGGGAGATGTTAAAGATAATTTAAAAGCTATACCCCCTGGCAATAAAGGATTGCCTAAATTACCTGAACCTGTAAGAAATAAATTAGGTTTTAGAAATAAAGGTGGTTTAGTGTAGTGGCTTTTGTTCGTAATTATGCCAAAGAACGTAAATATGATTCTCAACCTCATGTAAAACGTAAACGTGCTAATCGAACTGCAGCTAGGTACAAAATGATGAAAGCAGGTTTTGTACGTAAGGGTGATGGCAAAGATGTACATCATATTGGTGGTAACGCATTAAATAGAGGTAGCCCATTAAAAGTTGTCTCTGCTTCAAAAAATAGATCATTTCCAAGAACAAGAAATGCTCGTAAGGTATATAGAAAATCATAGGAGAAGAAACTATGCCAATGCATAAAGGTAAAAAGAAAAAAGGTATGGCTAAAGGTGGTGCTACTAAAAAATTAATGGGTGGTGGCATGATGAAAAAGAAAAAAGGCTATGCCAGAGGTGGAGCAGCTAGACGTAGATAATGCCGTATCTCATAAGTAACGTACCCCATTTTCATTGTTGGGTACGGAAAGAGTTTACGTCAAATCATCAAAAATACCACGGTGAGTTTATACACGCAATGGTATTTGCCGTTAATACAATACCTGACAGGTCACTAAGTTTTCAACTTGTATTTACAGGTTGTGAAGCAGACTTTGAGAATGGACCTGAAACAAACATACATGGTGGAGCAATGTGGGCTAGGATGCCAATACAAGCACTCGTAGCCGACATTCCACTAGAAGATTGGTCTGAACCAATGGAAGATCATCTTGTACAACCTTGGGATTGTGAGTCTAGAAATCATAGTGTAGTCGTGATGGATAGAGTAAGTTCAAGTCCTTGGCTTTGTAAGGTTGGTGGAGAATTTTACAAAGGTAAATATTTATTTACAGTTGACTATACAGATAGTGATATAGCAGACGATCCTGCTCAACATAAACAATCGCATGTATTATATCTGCTAGATGCAGGGAAATGGACAGGAAATTTTGTTGCTTTACCTAATAATAGAGTCCGTGCGACAAGCCCTGCCTTGTGGGCTACTGGCGAAGGTGTTCCAGATTTTACGCCCTCACAATGGACACACTCAGCAGAACAACACGAAAGCTATTTAAATCCTGATATAACTTTTGACAACTTATATAATGACAACAAGAAACAGAAAAAAAAGAGACCCTAAAGTTGGAACAGGTAAAAAACCTAAAGGCAGTGACAGACGTTTATACACGGATGAAAACCCTAAAGACACGGTTAGAATCAAATTTGCAACTGTATCTGACGCAAGAGCAACTGTTGCAAAGGTTAAAAAAATCAATAAACCATATGCAAGAAAAATTCAAATCCTCACAGTTGGAGAACAAAGAGCAAAAGTCATGGGTAAGACAGAAGTCGTTGCCATTTTTAAAAAAGCAAAAGAGAGTTTAAAGAAAGCACATGAAAGCAAAAGTAAAAAAGGTAATAAAAAAAGTAGCAGGTAAATTAAAGAAAGCTAGTAAGGCTCATGCAGGTCAAGCAAAATCTTTATTTGAACTTAAATTAAATTCAGGTGGTAGTACCGTTAATAAGGCAGGTAATTACACTAAACCTACTATGCGTAAGAGATTATTTAATCAAATAAAAGCAGGTGGTAAAGGTGGAAATCCTGGTCAATGGTCTGCAAGAAAGGCACAGTTACTAGCTAATAGATATAAAAAAGCAGGTGGAGGTTATCGTGGCTAATGATTATATGCCTGAAGAAATACAAGAGATAGAAGACCTACAAAAAATAAATGTAGCAGTTGAAGAACCTAAACAACCACTTAAAACATTCTACGACTGGTTAGAAAGCATAACTTCAAAGGAGAAGGGGAAAAGTTTTTTTGACTGGTTATTAAAGTAAACTTTAGAAAGACCCCAACATGATAGACCCCATAACCCTTTCTGCAGCCGTAACAGGTGCAACAACAGCCTATAATGCAATTAAAAAAGCTATAATGGTAGGCAAAGAAATTGAGGATATGTCATCTGAATTAAGCAGATGGATGTCAGCAGTTAGTGATGTAGATAATGTACATAAAAATGCAAATAGTCCATCAACATTAGATAAACTATTTAATGGGTCTATAGAGCAAGTAGCAATAGAAAGTTTTTCAGCTAAAAAAAAGTTAGCTAAACAAAGAGAAGAATTAAGAAATTTTTTAGTTGGTAATTATGGCTTACAGGCTTGGGATGATTTAATAAAAGAAGAAGGTAAGATACGTAAAGCTAGACAAGAAGCTATTTATGCAAGAGAAGAAAGAAACAGACATATAAGAGATTATACAATTATAGGAATTGCATCTTTAATAGGATGTAGTGCAATGGGTTGGATGATATGGTTAATCAGCGTTTCTGTTTAACTGTTTTAATTGTTATAGTTTTTTGCATATTGTTTTCAATAGTTGGATTTGCTAAAACAGAAGACGATAGCACATCTGTAAAAATGACAACTTGTAGATTAGCAAGTCAGATACTCGGTAATAATCAAAGAGTATGTGTTTTTGTAGGTGCAAACAATACACAGTATAGAGAATATGTACCATACGATGCTGGTCCTTGTCCTAGACAATATCAATGTCCTTACAGACCAAATGAAAAGCCATTTGATATTAAACGTGTAATTAAAAATATAAAGGAACAATTTAAATAATGGCATTAAAAAAGTCACAAAGATCACTTAAATCATGGAGCAAACAAAAGTGGCGAACAAAGTCTGGGAAGCCATCAAAGCAAACAGGCGAAAGATACTTACCTACAGCAGCAATAAAAGCACTCACACCTGCTCAGTATGCAGCAACGACAAAAAAGAAAAGACAAGGAACAAAAGCAGGTAAACAATTTGTTAAACAACCAAAGTCAGTTGCTAGAAAAACTGCAAGGTTTAGGAAATTTGCTTGACAAGTATTTTATTATATAATATACTACAATACATTATATATATAATAAGTATATTTTTTATATTTATAATATTATATGCAATAGCAATGGGATTAATAAATGATATTTGTAGTTGTGCAAATGACTATGCATTAACAAATTTATGGAATTAAAATGTTATGGATGTTATTTGTAATACTACATGGAACGGATATACAAGAAAATGTCTATTTCAATGATTTGGATACGTGCCTTGAATATGCAGGAAAAATGCGAGAGCAAGACTTTCATCAAAGACAGGCAGGAGACAAAATCTTTCTCAAGGTTTATTGCATACCTAAAGAAAGTGAGTAAAAAATGTGGATACCAGTTATAACAATATTATGGGCGTTAGGTGAAAGTTCTACTTGGGTAAATTTTCCAATGGTTAATTTTCCTTTTTCATCATCAGATAAATGCTATGCCTATATAGAACATGCAAGAAATAAAATAATACAAGACCCTCAATACTTAAATGGATATAGTACCTGTGTTTATATGGGTCAACCTACAGGTAAAGGAGAACCAACATGATTGATTGGGATAAAATTAAATTTGAAATGTGGAATAAAAGATTTGGTGAAGGAACTAACTTTGATCTAGACTATGGTAAACTACTTATTATAGGATTATTAGTTTATCACATATTCTTTCAAGGTTAAAATGGCAGAACGTGTTGACAAAGCAAAAATGCCTTGTAATAAACCAAGGCGAACTCCTGACCATCCTACTAAATCACATATAGTAAAAGCATGTGAGGGTGGTAAGGAGAAAATAATACGTTTTGGTCAACAAGGTAAAAAAGTTGGTGAATTAAAAGGAACAGCAGGTAAACCTAAAAAAGGTGAGTCTGCTAAAATGAAAGCAAAACGTAAGTCTTTTAAAGCTAGACACGGTAAAAATATTAAAAAAGGTAAAATGTCAGCAGCCTATTGGGCAGATAAGGTAAAGTGGTAATGCTAGAACGATTGATTGATTGGATAACTAGTTTATTTAAAATTAAAGTAAAAGAAATAAAATATTTAACAGGACAAAAAAAATGCTTGGATTAAGTACGATATTAGGACCTATTAGTAATCTAGCAGGTACATGGCTAGAAGGTAAAGTAAGTAAAGCAAAAGCAGAGACAGAAGTTAAAGTTGCTCGTGCTAAAGCTGAAGCAAAAGTTTATGAAACTGAAGCTACATCTAGTATGCTTAATGAACAATCATTGACAAGTCAGATGGGTGAAAGTTGGAAAGATGAATTTTGGTCACTTATTTTTGGAGCAATATTAATATGTTGTTTCTTGCCTTGGACACAACCATATGTAAAAGAAGGATTTGTATTTTTACAAGAGTCTACACCAAATTGGTTTTCTAATATGTTATATATTATTATAGGTTCTAGTTTTGGTTATAGGTTTGGTAAACAAGGTTTACAAATGATAAATAAGAAAAAGTGAAGATAACACCACAACACGATTTATCGTGGTATATTAAATGGACAGCAAGTATTTTATTGTTAATAGCAATGTCCTTAACATCAGTAGGTAATTCAGAACCTTGGAATTTAATACTGCATTTAATAGGTGTTTTAGGATGGTTATATGTTGGTATACTTTGGCATGATAGAGCATTAATATTTATTAATAGTATAGCATCATTTATATTTTTATCAGGGTTATTAAGGTGGTATTTTAATGTCGTGTGAATGTGGCGAAAACGAAAGTTGTAAATGTAGCAATGGTAATGATTTAATACCTGATAAACATGCGTATCAATCAAACAAAAGGAGAATGGCATGGGTTTTAATTATTCTTATGGGTATTACCACTATCCTAACTTTGGCATTTCCAGACAGACTAGCAGAAGCAGAAAGTATCCTTATGACTCAATATATCTCGATGTGTGGTCTTGTGGGAGCATATTTTGGTTTTAGTGCATTAGGTGGTAAAAAATGATTCAAGCAAATGGGTGGGATAATCACGAAGATACATTTGAAGAAGCATTAAGAAGAGAATTACTTGCTGCAAGAGAAACTATATTTATACTACAAGATGATTTAAAAGAATTAACCAAAGCATATTATACAGTATTAAAAGAAAATGAAAAATTAAAAAGGACACATTGATGGAAACATTTACTGATAGATTAAGAGAGGAACTTAAAATAGATGAAGGATGTAAATACGAAGTATATCTGGACCACCTTGGCTTACCTACATTTGGTATCGGACATCTTATCACTCAAAAAGACCCTGAGTATCAAATGGGGATGGGAACACCGATTGATGAAATACGAGTCAACGAAGCGTTTGAACAAGATATATATGTAACAATAGGTGAATGTAAAAAACTATTTGAAGATTGGGATAACCTTCCTGAAGAAGTAAAATTAATTTTGGCTAATATGATGTTTAATATGGGCAGACCTAGATTATCTCAATTTAAGAAAATGATACAGGCTATAAAAGATGGTAATTGGTTAGAAGCAGGTTATCAAATGAAAGATTCAAGATGGTACAAACAAGTAACAAATCGAGCAGACAGACTTATATCACGGATGCAGGGAGTAGGTTTGAGTTAATAAAACAAAAGAAAAGAAAAAAACATATAGAAAACTTAAAAGAGTTTTTTAAACCTAGGGAAAGAAAGTTTATAAAACATGGCTAAAAAATTAACAGAAAGACAACAAAAATTTATAGATTCACTTTTTGGTGATGCTAACGGAAGTATTAAAGATGCTAAGATTATTGCAGGTTATTCTCCAAATACAAATAATAATGAGATAATAAAACCTATTAAAGATGAAATTTTAGAAGCTACTCAAATGTTTATGGCAAGTAATGCTCCTCGTGCAGCTATGGCTATGGTAGGTGGTATTGTTGATCCTACAGAACTAGGAATACGTGATAAAATGTCTGCAGCTAAAGATTTATTAGATAGAGCAGGTTTAGTAAAAACAGAAAAAATGCAAGTTGAAAGTACAGGTGGTGTAATGTTACTACCACCAAAAAATGATACAGAGGAAGATGAATAGAAGTTTAGGTAAATGGAAACTACCACAACCTACAGATGTTAGAGAAGATGAAACGTGGTTACAGATACCTAGAATAGCTAGAACAATACCTTTTGGTTATAAATTAAATGATAGTGATAAACATTTACTAGACCCTGTAGATTATGAATTAGAAGCATTAGAAGTAGCAAGAAAATATATAAAACAATATTCATATAGGGAAGTAGCTAATTGGCTTACAACAAAAACAGGGAGAACTATATCACACGTAGGTTTAAGAAAAAGGTTGGCAAATGAACAACAACGTAAGAACAAAGCTAGAACTCTCAGAAAATGGGCTGAGTACGCAACGGAAGCGATACAAAAAGCGAAAACAATCGAAGAAGAAAGAACAGGTGCTAAAACCTAAAGTTAAATCATCTTTAGTAGAAGTAGAACAAATACCTGAAGAAGAATTAAACGTAGCATTTAAACCAAATAAAGGACCTCAAACAGAGTTTCTTGCTGCTAGTGAAAGAGAAGTTTTATATGGGGGAAGTGCAGGTGGTGGCAAATCGTTTGCTATGTTGGCAGACCCCCTAAGATATATGGGTCATCCACAATTTAGTGGATTATTATTAAGACATACTACAGAAGAACTTAGAGAACTTATATTTAAATCTCAAGAGTTATATCCTAAAATATGGAAAGGTGTAAAGTGGTATGAAAGAAAGATGCAATGGGTAGCACCATCAGGTGCAAGACTATGGATGTCATACCTTGATAGAGATGAAGACGTTATGCGTTATCAAGGTTTAGCATTTAGTTGGATAGGATTTGATGAATTAACACAATGGTCAAGTCCTTTTGCATGGAACTACATGAGATCACGTTTACGTTCTACTGCTTCTGATTTACCTATCTATATGAGAGCAACGACTAACCCAGGAGGTGTTGGTCATATGTGGGTCAAAAAGATGTTTATTGATCCTTCTCCATATAACAAAGCATTTGATGCTACAGATATTGAAACAGGTGAAGCACTAAAATATCCATCAGGACATCCAAAAGCAGGAAATGCATTATTCAAAAGAAGATTTATTCCTGCTAGATTATCGGATAATCCATATCTCTCAGAGTCAGGTGATTACGAAGCAATGCTTTTATCTTTACCTGAACAACAAAGAAGACAGTTACTTGAAGGTGATTGGGATATAAAAGAGGGAGCAGCATTTACAGAGTTTAATAGAGATGTACATGTAGTTGAACCTTTTAGTATTCCTAGTAATTGGGTTAAATTTAGGGCTTGTGATTATGGATATGGAAGTTATTCAGGAGTTGTTTGGTTTGCAGTCTCACCTGATGAACAACTTATAGTATATCGTGAACTATATGTATCAAAAGTATTAGCAACAGATTTAGCTGATATGGTTTTAGATTTAGAGTCTGAAGATGGTAATATAAAATATGGTGTGCTTGACTCAAGTTTATGGCATAGAAGAGGTGATACAGGTCCTTCACTAGCAGAGCAGATGATTAGCAGAGGATGTAGATGGAGACCTTCAGATAGAAGTAAGGGTTCAAGAATAGCAGGTAAAAACGAGATACATAGAAGATTACAAATAGATGAATTTACTGAAGAACCAAGACTAATATTTTTTAATACATGTACAAATATAGTGTCACAATTACCGTCTATACCTTTAGATAAAAAGAATCCTGAAGATGTAGATACAAAGGCAGAAGATCACTTATACGATGCTTTACGTTATGGAGTTATGACTAGACCTCGATTTAGTATATTTGATTATGATGCTAGAGGTGTACCATCAAGTAGTATGCCAATAGCAGACTCAACATTTGGATATTAAGGAAACAATATGGCAGAAGATGATGAAATGATGATTGAAGAAGATGCAATATCTTTAGAAGATGTTGATGACTCTGAAAATCAAGATATAAATGTAGGTAGTTTAGTTGGTTTTGTTCAAGGTCAATATAAAAAAGCAGATGACTATAGAGAACAAGATGAAGATAGATGGATAAAAGCATACAGAAATTATAGAGGTATTTATGGTCCTGATGTACAATTTACTGAAGCAGAAAAATCTAGAGTATTTATTAAAATAACAAAGACAAAAACATTAGCTGCTTATGGTCAAATAGTAGATGTTTTGTTTGGTGGTAATAAGTTTCCAATAAGTATAGAACCTACAGAATTACCTGAAGGTGTAGCTAAAGATGTTCATTTTGATCCAAAAGAACCTGAACAACTTAGAAATAATGAAGAAAAAGAATCTCCTTATGGATATGCAGGAGATGGTAAAGATTTACCTGCAGGTGCTACACAAAAAAGTTTAATGGATAAACTAGGACCTTTAGAAGATAAATTAAAAGATATAGAAAATTTAAAAGAAGGAGCAGGTAAAACTCCTTCTGCTATAACTTTTAGTCCTTCTATGATAGCTGCTAAATCTATGGAAAAAAAGATAATAGATCAATTAGAAGAATCTAATGCATCTAAACATTTACGTAGTACAGCTTTTGAAATGGTTCTTTTTGGCACAGGTGTTATGAAAGGACCTTTTGCAATAGATAAAGAATATCCTAATTGGTCTGATGAAGGTGAATATAGTCCTGTATTTAAAACTGTACCACAAATAAATAACGTATCTGTTTGGAATTTTTATCCTGATCCTGATGCAAGAAATATGGAAGAAGCTACCTATGCAGTTGAAAGACATAAAATGTCTAGAACAGATTTACGTAATTTAAAAAGAAGACCTTATTTTAGATCAAAAGTAATAGAAGAAGCTATAGAAGAAGGTGAAAACTATGTAAAGAAACATTGGGAAGATGATCTAGCAGATTATGCACCTGAATATATGATAGATAGATTTGAAGTATTAGAATATTGGGGTGTTGTTGATACAAGTATGTTAGCAGACGAGGGTGTAGAAATACCTAAAGAAATGCAAGATATAGAAGAAATTCAATGTAATATATGGATATGTAACGGTAAACTATTACGTGTAGTTATAAACCCATTTAAACCAGCTAAAATACCTTATATGGCTACTCCCTATGAATTAAATCCATATTCATTTTTTGGTGTAGGTTTAGCTGAAAACATGGATGATACTCAAACATTAATGAATGGTTTTATGAGAATGGCAGTTGATAATGCAGTCTTATCAGGAAATCTATTAATAGAAGTTGATGAAACTAATTTAGTACCAGGACAAGACCTATCTGTTTATCCTGGTAAAATTTTTAGAAGACAAGGTGGGGCGCCAGGACAAGCTATTTTCGGTACAAAGTTTCCAAACGTATCTAATGAAAACCTACAGTTGTTTGATAAAGCTAGACAACTAACAGATGAAGCAACAGGATTACCATCTTTTGCTCATGGACAGACAGGTGTTTCAGGCGTAGGTAGAACTGCATCAGGAATATCTATGTTAATGAACGCAGCAAGTGGTAGTATAAAAACTGTAATTAAAAATGTAGATGATTATCTTTTAAATCCTTTAGGTAAAGGTATGTTTAGATTTAATATGCAGTTTGATTTTGATCCTAATATAAAAGGTGATTTAGAAGTTAAAGCTAGGGGTACAGAAAGTCTCATGGCTAATGAAGTTAGATCACAAAGATTAATGCAGTTTTTACAGACTACAGTTAATCCTATGTTAGCACCTTTTGCAAAAGTAAACTTTATTATAAGAGAAATAGCTAAATCATTAGATTTAGACCCTGATAAAGTAACTAATAGTATGGATGAAGCTGCAGTACAAGCAGAACTATTAAAGCAATTTCAAGCACAGAATAAACCTGAACAGGCACAACAACCTGCTGCAGGAGTAGACCCAAATGATCCAACAGGTTCAGGTGGTGCTACTATAGGAACAGGACAAGTTCCTGTACCAGGAGAACAAGGATTTACAGGAGTACCTCAACAAGGTGGACAACAACAACAACAACAAGCAAATACTCAGCCAACTCAAGCCGTTGGTGAGCAACCAGCACCTAATACAGTCGTTCAATAATTACATAGATTTTTTAATAAATCAACAACATAAAGCTATTGAACAATCAGAGAACTCTATTATAATACATAGGTCGCAAGGTTCTATTGCAACTTTGCGTAGATTAAAAACATTACGTGATGAGGTTTTAACAAATGGCTAAGAAAAATATAGAAGCACAACAATTAGAACTCTTTGGTGGATTAAAAGACCAAGGTAATAAAATTGATCCTATATCAAAAAATAAAGTTCCTGTAGGTTCTACAAAAAAAGAAGTAAGAGATGATATACCTGCACAACTAAGTGAAGGTGAGTTTGTATTACCTGCAGATGTTGTTCGCTATCATGGATTAGAAAAAATAATGGGTTTAAGAGATCAAGCTAAATCAGGTTTAGGTAAAATGGAAGCAATGGGTCAAATGGGAAATCCTGATGAAGCTACATTACCTGATAGTACACCTTTTAGTCCTAGACCTATGGCACAAGGTGGACTTAATCAACCTGCACCTTTTGGTGTTAACGTAGCACAACCACAAAATGTTTCAACAAGACAATCTCAATATGCACCACCTAATTTTGATATAAATCCACCACGACCTGTTATACAACCTACACCTATTATTCAACCTGTGCCACAACCAATACAACCACAACCCATGCCACCACAACAACAACAACCACCACAAACAGGATATGAAGATTTAATGGGTTCTCCTTTTGGTCAGTTACCTAAATCAGAAGTAAAAACGTATAAAAATAAAACAACAGGTCAAATACTTAATATACCATTTGTTAATGGCTATCCTGTATATCCTATACCTGATGGTTTCGTGTTATTATCAGAAGCAGATGACTCTATGCCAAAAGCACCTTCAGATGGTTCTGTGGGTACACAATTACAGGAAGATAAAGATGATAGAGATCAACAACCTTTAACACCTGCAGGTGGACAAAGTGAATCTTTTGATTTTGGTAAAGTAGGAGATTTTTTAAAAGAAAATGCTCTTGGATTAGCAGGTAGTCTTGTAGGAGGTCCTGTTCTTGGTTTTTTAGGTAAACAAGCAGATAAAAAAAGAAAAGGTGAAGTAACAGATGATCCATTTGCTTTTGAAGATAAAAAAGGTAAACCTAGAATTGATGTGTTAGGTGGTGTTGTTACATCAGGAAAAGTAGGTAGAGATGTTGGCGATACAGAAGTTGTAACTCGTGGTGTATTTAATAACCAAGGTTTTGCTATAAATGTAAATCCAAAAGATAAAGCAAAGTATGGAGGACCAGCGAGAAACGCACAAGGACATACTGTATATAGAACAATTACAGACCAAGTAAAGGCAGCAAAATCTGCTATAGACTCAGGTTGGTTTGGTGGTCCTTTGAGTCCTATGGAATACTTTGGTTTAACAAGTGAACAAAAAGATAACTATGATAAATTTTCTACTTCTTTAGGTTTAATAGATCAAAACTATAGAACAGAAGGTAGAAATAGTAAAGCATATCAAAGATTTCTAGACAGTATTACTACAAATGATAATGTAGGTGGTTCAGGAAAAACACCTGAAAAGGAAGGTGAAGGTTATTTAGTTTCTAATGGTAAGGCATACAAAGGTGAGTATATTGTTAATAAAACAACAGGTGATTTACAATTTGAAAAAGAAGGTGGTGGAACTATTGTAGCAGTTACAGGACCTGATGGAACTGCAAAAGTTGGTGACTTAACAGGTTCAGGATTAAAAACAAAGCCAGGATTATTGGTCAAAAAAGAAGATGAGATGGCAGGTGTTGCAGAAGCACAGGCAGCAGAACAAAGAAGAAAAGACGAAGCTGAAGCAAGAAGAAAAGCAGAGGAACAAAGAAAAAAAGCAGAAGCAGAAAAATTACGACAACAAAAAGAAGCAGATGCATATCAAAAACAATTAGAAGATAAAGCTAGACAAGCTAGATTAGAAAAAGCTGCGAAAGAAGCAGCAGAAGCAAGGGCTGCACAGAGACAAAGAGAAAAAGATAGAGAAGAAGCTGATAGAAGAGCAGCAGAACAAGATGCAGCAAGGGCTGCCGAAAGAGAACAGAATAGAAGAGATAGAGAAGAGAGAGCAGGAAGAGGTTCAGGCACAGGTAGAAGAGGTGGACAAGGTATTGTTCGTGCAAAAGGTGGTCTAGCATCTAAACCAAAAAAATTAAATATGAAGCGTGGTGGATTAGCTTCAATTAAATAATCCACATTTTGTTGGCTACTCATACCCCATGATGGCTACTTTGACCCCAACAAGGAGAAAAGAAAATGGCAGAAGCTATAATGACACAGGAAGCAACACCTAAAAAAGTTGCATTTGTAAGTAAACCTACAAACATAGAAGAGAGAATAAAAAAAGACGAAAAAGAATTAAAACAACTTATGGATGACGAAACTAATGAAGAAACGTCAAAAGAAAAAGTTGAAGAAAAAGAACCTGAAGGTGTAGAAGAAAAAACTTTTAAAAAAAGATATGGTGATTTAAGAAGACATACTCAACAAAAAGAAAAAGACTTTCAAAAACAAATAGATGAGTTAAAAAATCAATTATCTCAAGCTACCAAAAAAGAAATGAAGTTGCCTAGATCAGATGAAGATATAGAGCAATGGGCTAAAGATTATCCTGATGTAGCAGCTATTGTTGAAACTATAGCTATAAAAAAAGCATCAGAACAAACAAAAATATTAGAAGAAAGAATAAAGTCTATAGATGAGTTAGGAGCAAATGCTGCAAGAGAAAAAGCAGAAGTTGAATTATTAAGAATACATCCTGACTTTTCTGATATTAGAGAAAGTGATGATTTTCATCAATGGGCTGATGAACAACCAAAGTGGGTTCAAGAAGCATTATATGAAAATGACACAGATGCAAGGTCTGCAGCAAGAGCAATAGATTTATATAAGTCAGATAAAAATATAAATAAAAAAGAAAAATCAAAAACTGATAAAGAAGCTGCTAAAGCAGTAAATACTAAATCTACTACTGCAGAACCACAAACAGATGAAAAGAAATCTTATCTAAGAGAATCTGAAGTACAAAACATGTCTGCTGAAGAATATGAAAAGAAATCAGAAGATGTTATGGAAGCAATACGTACAGGTAAATTTATTTATGATATATCAGGTTCTGCTAGATAATATAAATAAATAGTTGACAAACAATAATTTGTGTGTATAACTATAAAAAACAGATTATATATAATCCCTATATACTTAATATAGCTACATTTAAATATGATCTTTTAGCGAATATAAAGAATTTTAGACCTACTCTGTAAAGTAGAAGCCCAACTTTATCCGTACAAATAAAGTTGCACCTTTGAAAAATAGACCCCTGAAGATACTAAATATTTTGCATTTGTCGATAGTAAAATATAGGAGAAATACTATGGCGTTCAAAACAGCTGCTGGATATGGTAATCTTCCTAATGGTAACTTCTCACCTGTAATATATTCTAAGCAGGTTCAACTAGCATTTAGAAAAAGTTCTGTTGTAGAAAGCATTACTAATTCTGATTACTTTGGTGAAATCTCTGCGATGGGTGATACCGTTAAGATTATTAAAGAGCCAGAAATCACAGTTAAGGAATATGCTCGTGGTACAATGATTCAACCACAAGACCTTGACGATGAAGACTTCAGCTTAGTTGTCGATCAAGCAAACTATTTTGCATTTAAAATTGACGATATAGAAGAAGCACATAGTCATGTAAACTTCTCTCAACTCGCAAGTGACAGAGCAGGTTACAGACTTAAAGATAACTACGACCAAGAAGTTTTAGGTTATCTATCAGGGTTCAAACAAGCATCAATCAATGCTGTTGCAGGAACTGCAAATGATGTCGTAAGTGGCACAAAAGCAGTATCAACAGCAGGTTCTGATGAATTGTTGACCTCAATGAAACTAAGAAAAGATAGTTTCAGTAACATCACAACAGGTAGTGCAGGAGACCATTCAATTCCTCTTGCTCCTAGACTAGGTGGTGCAACAGCCCAAGCAACTGCTACAGCTACACCTTTACAGGTTATTGCTAGAATGGGTAGATTGCTTGATACACAATTCGTAGATGCTGACGGAAGATGGCTAGTTCTACATCCAACATTCGTTGAAGTTCTCAAAGATGAAGATTCAAGACTTCTCAATGGAGACTTTGGTGAATCAGGTGGACTAAGAGCAGGTTTATCAATCGGCAAAATCCACGGATTTGATGTATATATGTCAAACAACTTACCTGCAGTTGGAACAGGTCCGGGAACTTCAGGTTCTGCGAACCAAAATTCTAACTATGGTGTTATTGTTGCAGGACATACTTCATCAGTAGCAACTGCTGAACAAATTAATAAGACAGAAACTTACAGAGACCCTGACAGTTTCGCTGATATTGTTCGTGGTATGCATTTGTATGGCAGAAAGATTCTTAGACCAGAATCTATTGTAACTGCTAAATACAACGTAGCGTAAGGGAGGATAGACTATGGCAACATATGATTTAACATCATCCGATACCACAGGGGTATCCTCAAATTCTATCGCAGCGTTACCTTCAGTAAAAAATACTAATGTTATG